TTGTTAACATTTATACTCCAGAGACATTTGATTTAGAAGGAAAAGAATTAAAGACAGATGATGAGATCAGGTCTTTATTTAAATTAAAGGATCAATTACAAATAAGAAGAGATAAAAAAGGTCGTATTGATCAAATTATGCCTCCCTATTATCTTAATGTAGAAAATGAATACATTTAAAAAAAATAAATACCAAGTTATTAGAGGCGCTATTTCTAAAGAAGTGGCTGAAATTGGTTATAGATATTTACAGATTTCTGCAGAGGCAGACTACTGGATGCTACAAAACAGTGCTACTCATGAAAAGAATCCTTTAATAGGAAACTTTAAAGATTCTCAAGTTCCAAATTCTTACGCTAAATATGCCGATCGTTTTATGGAAACTCTATTAGTTAAAACCATTGATGTTATGCAAAAGAAAACAGGGCTCAAGTTAGTGCCTACTTATTCATACACAAGGCTTTATAGAGAAGGCAATATTCTTAAAAGGCATAAAGACAGACCTAGTTGTGAAATATCTACTACGCTTTGTTTAGGTGGTGATCACTGGCCTATTTACTTAGATCCTACAGGAGCGGATAATGTTATAAATGAGCATAAAAATATACATAAACCTGATGCACCTAAAGGTGTAGAAGTTAATCTAAAACCTGGTGATATGCTTATATATTCTGGTTGTGATCTAGAGCATTGGAGAGAGCCTTTTGAAGGCAAACTCTGTGGTCAAGTATTTCTACACTATAACCATGCAGATGGAAGGTTTGCAAAGACCAATTTGTATGATAAAAGACCTATACTCGGCATACCTAAGACAGCGAACTAGGTTGAACTCGCCGCAAATATAGTATATTTTCAAAACAAGGATTTTTGTATGCTTCAAAAGATAGGCTTTTTGCCGGGATTTAATAAACAAGTTACTCCTACAACTGCTGAAGGACAGTGGATTGGAGGAGACAATGTGCGTTTCAGGTATTCAACACCAGAAAAAATAGGTGGCTGGGCTCAGTTAGGAGAAGAGTATCTAACAGGAGCAGCTCGATCTTTACACCATTTTGTAAATAGTAATCAAGTTAAGTACTCCGCTATCGGAACGAATAGAATTTTATATGTATATTCTGGAGGTCAATTCTATGACATCCACCCTTTAGTTAATCCATCCGGAACAGCTATCTCTAACGCTTTCAGTACAACAAACGGAGAAGCAGCTGTAACTATTTCATTTGGATCAGACCATGGTTTTTCAAAAGGAGACATTATTCTCTTTGGTGGAACTTCAACATTTAGTTCTATTACAGGTTCTAACTTTGGAGCTTCAGATTTTTGTGACAAAAAGTTTATGGTTACGACAGTTCCTACTGCTTCAACTATTACCATAACAATGCCAAGTAATGAAACTGGCTCAGGAGCCACGACTTCTGGAGGCATAACTTATTTTCAATATTATTCAGTTGGACCCGCTAAACAATTAGGTGGAGATGGATGGAGTGTTGGTCAATGGGGAGGTACCGTTGCTGGTGAATACACCACAACTTTAAATGGAGCCATTGATGCTTCTACAACAACGATTGTATTAACAGACGCTTCTTTGTTTCCAGACTCAGGAACTTCATATGTTCAAATTGGAACAGAAGAAATTTCATATACAGGAATTAGTAGTAATACTTTAACCGGTGTTACTCGAGGAGTAAGAAACACAACAGCTGCTTCTCACTCTGATGGGGTTACGGTAACCAATTCATCTGATTATGTTGGATGGGGAAACCCGGCTTCTGGAGACTTTGTCATTAAGCCCGGAACATGGACCTTGGATAACTATGGAACTAAACTTATAGCTTTGATCACAGATGGTAAATGTTTTGAATGGGATGCGGATGACGCTAATGCTACAACAACAAGAGCAACAGTTATAACTGGAGCCCCTACGGCTTCTAGAGATGTATTAGTATCTACACCGGATCGACACTTAGTATTTTTTGGAACAGAAACAACGATTGGTACAACAAGTACTCAAGATAATATGTTTATTCGTTTTTCTTCTCAGGAAGATATTAATACATATACACCTACAGCAACCAATACAGCGGGTACACAAAGACTGGCTGATGGATCTGAAATTAGAGGAGCTAAAAGAGGTAGAGATGCAATTTATGTTTGGACGGATACTGCGATGTTTACCATGCGTTTTGTTGGTCAACCGTTTACTTTCTCATTTGAGCAAGTAGGAACAAACTGTGGATTAATTGGAAAGAATGCATGTTTAGAAGTTGATGGTGCGGGTTACTGGATGTCTGACAATGGTTTCTTTAGATATACTGGTAAACTAGAATCAATGGACTGTTTAGTTGAAGACTATGTTTATGATGATCTTAACACTACAGCAAATCAATTAATTACTGCAGGGTTAAACAATCTATTTGGAGAAGTAATGTGGTTCTATTGTACAGAGAACTCTAACATTGTTAACAGAATGGTTTGTTTTAATTATATTGATTCCTCAGCTCAACGTTTAATCTGGACAACGGGAAGTTTAGCTAGAACTACGTGGCAAGACTCAGCTGTATTTGGTAGACCTCATGCAACTAAATACAATGACTCTGGAACACAAGCTTCAACTGAATCAACTTTTGTTGGTGGTAACACGGACGGAATTACAACATACTTTGAACATGAAACAGGAGTTAATGAAGTAGCAGGTGGAACGGCTACCGCTATAACTTCTAACATTGAATCTGGAGATTTTGATATTACACAAACTGAAAAAGAAGGAGTAACCTTTAGAGGAGATGGAGAATATTTTATGTCTATTAGAAGATTTATACCTGACTTTTTATCTCAAACAGGCAACACTAAAGTTACATTAAACCTTAGAGACTACCCTAACTCTAGTCAGGTGAGTTCAACATTAGGACCCTTTACCATTACATCAAGTACTGATAAAGTAGATACAAGAGCTAGAGCAAGATCTGTGGCTCTTAAGGTAGAGAATGAAGGCTTAAATCAAGATTGGAAATTAGGAACTTTTAGGTTAGATATACAAGCTGGAGGAAGAAGATAATGTATTTTAGTGAGAGAAGAAAACAAGGATTAGGTAGTTTAAGACCCGGATATTTTTTAGGTGGAAACATAGGTAATATGTTATTAGGCAACGCTATGAATTGGGGACTAGGTAAAGCAACAGATTATGCTTTTAAATCACCAGAGCAAAGAAGAAAAGAAAAAGAAAGAAAAGAATTTGAAAAATTTGCTCATATTTATGTCGACGATGATACTGAAAATAATAACACTAACACAACACCAAGCACATTTAAAGGCGCCTTTAAAGGAGGATTAATGAATCTTTTAGCAACTGCAGTCTTAGGACCTCTTATGGGACCTTTAGCTTTAACAATTGGTAAAGGAATTATGAATAAAAGCAAAGGTCTAGGCTTCACTGGTGGAAGTGGAGGATCAGGACCAGGACCTAAAGGACCTACAGGAAAAAATATAGATTATTACACAGGTAGTGATGAAGAAGACAAAGATAATGAATTAGAAACTACAGGAGAAACTACAAGCGATGCTGGATGGACAAGCGCACCTTCCCACATTGGACCAACAGGTCAGGACATTCATGGTGGTGGAGATAGTGGGGGCCGTGGTACATCATCAGGTTCTCAAAATCAAACAGGTCATGGTAGTAGCGGAATGGGTAGAGATCCGAGCGACAGAATGGCTACAGGCGGTCGAGTAAGTTATTCTCAAGGAGGAATAGCAAGTCTATGGCAAAGATAGTACAAGTATTAACAAGACAAGGTGAAGATTATGAACCAGAAGTAGCTAACTCTTTAGTTAGAGATTTAGATAGTGTGGTTCAAAAACTTAACACAACTTTTCAAGAAGAATTAAAACAAGAGATAGAAGCTAAAGCCTTCTTTATGGAATAATGGCTGTTGTCAATATATATAAATTTTATGGAGTTGATGGTATTACATCCACAGATGCTCAAACGATGTTTGGATCCGGTCTTCCTTTAGTTAATGAAACTTATTTAATTAAATCAATTAAAGTAACTTCAGCTGGAACTCCATCTGTAACTGTGATAAACAACTCTATTACAACTATTAAGTCAGCTGCTTTGGCAGCTAATGTAACAACCGAATTGTTAACCCAACCTTTAGTGGTAGAGGGTGGCAAGACCCTAACAGTGGCATCAAGTAGTACAGATTCTTTTGATGTTGCTATTAGCTATTTAAATATTAAGAAGGAGATAACATCATGACGGAAGAAGTACCTAAGTACTTGGCAGCAGAGACTGAGATTACTATTAAAAACAAGAAAACAGGAGCAGTTTATAAGGAAGATCAAGAGTGGAAGGACCTTGGAGTGGCTGAAGATGACATCCAAACCGACGTACTTATTAAAGCACCAAGACTTGATCTTTATGGAAAAACAAAGTAAGAATAGGATTCCAGGTGAAAGTCCTGCCTTTTTTACAACCTAATAGATACAAATTATGAGCATAATGCGAGCACAATTACCCAGAGAATTACATGCCTACGGTGATATGGTAGGAAACAGAGCAGGACTTGAAACAGGAGCGCCTTCTATTACTTACCAAGGACAAGAAGGTCCTCAAGCTGGTGGTCAACCACGTCCTGAAGAAATTATTATACAACTTCAAGAAGCTTATAAACAACATGTAGCACAAGGTGGACAATTAACTTTTGAAGAGTTTGTAGAAGTTGTTATGAATCAAAATCAAAACAGACAACAAGCAGCCTATGGTGGAATCATGGGTGTTGATGGAAGAAGACAATATGGAATTGGATCTTGGTTTCAAAAGAAAGTTATGGACCCTATTAAAGGGACAGTTAAAAAAGCAATAGACAATCCATTAGTAAGTGCAGCAGCATTAGGAACGTTAGCTAACTATAAAGATATTATTCCTGGTGAGAGAGATAGTACGGGTTGGTTTAATAATGTTCTTAGAGGAATAACTGGAAGAGGAAAAACTACTGGAGCAATAACAGAAGCTCAAAAAAAAGCGGATGAAGAATTTGCAAGAACCGGAGATTATGATGTGTATAGTGGAATAAAAAGTCCAACACAAAAAGATAGTAATTGGATAGGCGCAGCTAAAGACATCGTAGGATCAGGTATAGGAGCTGCTTTATCTAATCCAAATTTTTTAATACCGGCAGCTGGATTAATCTCTGGTGCATTTGCCAAGGAAGATGACCCAGGGTACACGGGCCAAGGAACAGGATTAAACCTTAGAGACATTGGTAAGATAGCTAACATCACAGATGAGAAACAAGGACAAGCTGCAGGCTTAAGATTTTTACCGGAAGTTTCAGCTAGAAAATATACACCAGAAGAAATGATTTCAACTTATGCAACAACAGAAGCAGAAGATTTTTCAACACCAGAAACAAAAGCTAAAGGCGGAAGGATTGGATATGACATGGGTGGAGATGTAGAAATCCCAGAACAATTTTTAGAAGATTTTAAAAGAAGAGACATTGATAAGCTCTTAGAAGATTTTCGTAGATGGCAAGAAAATCAAGAGAGACAAATAAATTTTGGACCTGGTGGAATGGAAGTAGCTGAAGGCGGAAGAATTGGTTATGACATGGGAGGTGCAACAAGTTATAAAAATCTTTTAGAAAAAAAAGGTTACAAAGACATGATGCAAGGCATGAGTGATGATGAAAT